ATACGCTTTCGCCTCAGCCTTAACGTGCTTCAACCGTTGGATGAGATCGAGGGCCTCTACTGGGAGTTCTTCGACACGGGCCTCCGCTTTCAGGTAGCGACGGTTAATCGTCTCGTAGGACCATTTGACACCGGCTGGGGTCATCCCCAAGTCGATAGCGTTCAACCACTTCTCAACAGCCGAAATGTGTTCGGCCTGCTCGGCAGGCGTGATTTTCTGAACGTGGAGATGGAGTTGCATTGACGGGTCGAACACCGCCCATGTCACTTCCTCAACATCGGCGCAGATTGCCTGCTGGATTCCTTGGATACGCCAGTAGTCGGGCAGTTCACCTTCCCACGGTTTCGTGGTGGTTTTGATTTCCAGCACGGCCCGGTCGTCTGCTGTTTCGTAGAAACCGTCGAGGGTGGCGACCATGCGGGCACCGCCTTTCGACTCGGCAACAAACATCTCACCGGGTGTGATGTATGGCACACCCAGTTTGTCGGATGCCCATTCCATCACGAACGGTTCGAGACGGTTGCCACGTTCCATAGCAGGGTTCGGAGGGATAGGTGTCGGAGGAACCTCTGACATCAACTCTGCTGCGTAAGTGTCCATCGGAACGAACGGATGCAACCCGTAGATTGCTGCGACCGCCGAAGCAGACACCCGCTTGTTTCCATCTTCGTCTCGGAACCTGATCGTCAGCCAGTCTTGGCCTCCGTGTTCCGGTTTGGCAATACGGTAACGCTTGAGCATTGAAGCCCCTTTCTGTTGTTGTACGGATTGCTCCGCACCTTACAGAAGGGGTGTGCTAGTTGTCAATAGGTTTCGTGAAAGGTGTCAAAAATGTCACACTGCGGCGCATAGCGACAGGGATATGGATGACATGATCGTAGAACCCGTCAGGCGATTTTGATTGGGCGATGGTCAGATGGTTGGGTTTCCCGCCGTCTTGTTCGCTGACCAGCATCCCCACGGTACGAACCAGATGTTCGTCCTTGTCGTCGGGGTCGAGGGTGTCCCAATGGCCTTCGCCTGCGTGGGCGTCAGCCCACACAATCAGAACGAACTGGTGGTCATTCTCCATCGCCGGTCCAATCTTCTTCGCCTTCAGATTTGCACAGCCAGCAGTATCGGCCTTCTTCGACGGGCCAAGCGTTGCCGCAGTCGGGGCAGATGAGAAGATGTTTTCCCATAAACGAAGCCTACTATGCGGCTACAGGAACCCGTTTTTGTAGAGCAATGAGACGCTCGAAAGCCTTGATAAATGCGGCTTGATCGGCTTGCGGGACGACCGTTTTTTGCAGGTATTTGACGAGGATTTCGATGTCTGTTTGCGTCATAAGGAGACGCAGGTTAGCAGGTCAGATATCGCCCTTGAGATGGTCGTCGATGTGGTTATCTAACTTGGTTTCTATACGGTTTAACGAATCGGAAACGAGTGCGTGGTCGTCACGATTTTCTTTTCTCATCCCTTGCACTAGCGCCGCAAGAACTGTCCCCACAGCGCCAATGACCGCAACCGTTATCAGTTCCATTATTCGTAGAACCTTTCATGGTTCCAGCGTCGTTCGAGAAGATACGCTCCAAACAAAGCAGTAGCGCAGACAACGCAACCAAGAACAGCAAGACCAACAAAAGTCCGTGCCATGTCACCCCTTCAAACCCTTTCGGCCCTTCTTTTCCTTGCGGGTTGGCTTGGCTACCTTGGCTGCCTGTTCGACAGTACCGCCAACGATATCTTCAGTCAGGGTGTCACAATCGAAACATTCGAGGTGCCAGATTTCAAACTCTTTGTTGGACGGGTCTCCGACACCCCACGCCCAACCGAACCGTTGACAGTTCGCCTTCAACCAGTCAACGTGCTTCTGTGACCCGCCAAGGTTAATGAGTTTCTTGTTGACGACTGCCGCCACATCGATTGCACAACCCCACCCGTGCTTCGAGGTGCCGGGGGTGCCAGCCGGAGCCATGCCGTCCTTCAAGAACCATGTCTTGCCTTTGTAGGTGCGGGTGATCTGCGGGACACGCTTCGACGGCTTCGTGCTATAGCGGGACGCAAACAGCGACTCCTGCTCCTTCAACGTGCGCAACGCACCAACATGGGAGAACTCCAGACCCTCGGCCTTGGCCGCCGTCAGCATCGCATCCCACGCCTTCGCAGCCTTCCAATACAACTGGCCGTAAGGCTTAATGTTCGACAACAAATGGGCCGGGATGTCCCCGTTCGGACATTTGGCTAGTTCATCCGGCGTCACAAACTTGCGGCTGGGGTACATCAGTCGTCGTCTTTCATCTCAATAGCGGTCAACAACACGGTAGCGGTGAGCAGAATACCAGTAATCCAAAGGGCCTGAGTTCTCGTCTGGCCTGACAACGTAATAATGATGTAGGCCGACGAGCAGGCCGCAACCACCAGGGTAGCAAGGGCAGCCAAATATTTGCTCATACCGGCGACAATATCATTTGCGGCGGGACGCCAATACCGGCGCTGCCGCCAACACAGCACCAATAGCGACAAGGGCCCGACGCTGCCCGACAGTCACATTCGAATCCGCTGGGACATACGAATCGAGGCCGCCGCCGAAAATGTTGACCTGTTCCTCGAACTCCCGTTTCACCTCAGTAGGGGCCTGACTTACGACCTGAGCAATCTCATCCAACTGCTCCCCAGTCAAAGTGTCGATGTTGGCGGCAATGGCTTCAATCGCTGCCTGCGCTTCTTCTGGTGTCGAGATTTCCGAGAGAACCTCGATGGCCTGCTCAGGTGTTGCCGGTTCAATCGGCAGGGAGGTCGTCGTCGGAATCGTCGTCGTTGGTGCAACGGTAGAAACGTTCACGCTTGGGGAAGTGACCACAGTTGTCGCCACCGGACGCATAGGTATCGAATTCGTAGTCGTCGGGAATGTTGTCGAAACTGCCGTGCTCGTAGGTTGCGATGATGAAGGCAGAGATGTTGGAGATGATGTCGGGGTCAACGAGGATGACGGCAACTCCACGGTTGTCGTACTCTGCTCCGTCGAGGTCGTCGAGTCCGGCAGGGTCGTAGTCGATGTCGTCGTGGTCGGGTCTGGCTGTGTCGTCGTAGTGCTGGATGATGTCTGCAAAGGCTGCGTTGTCTCGGGCAAACTCGATGGCACGGTCGTAGGCGGCTCGTTGCTCGTCGTCGTCGTATCCAGCCATGTAGTTACTGTACTACTCGGCTCGGGTTCTACGGTTGTGGTTGATATCTCTACGGTCGTGGATTCAACTATGGTGGTGGTCGATGAAGTTGTTGTCTCTGGTTCTGTTGACGTTGTTGTTGTCGGCTCTGGCAGCGTTGTGGTTGTTGTGCTTGTCGTTGTTGTGGCTTCTTGGGTTGTGGGCACAACTGGCGAAACGGATGTCTCTAGGTCATACTGAACACCCGACCACCAAGCGTTCGGGTTACCGCAACACACACCAGCCCTAAGCCGATACCAGCCTGGTTGCAGTTCAATCTGGATGTTGGACTGCAGGCCGAACCAGTCATCATTCTGGGCGAGAAGTTGACCGTTCGAGTTGTACAACCACAACATCGGGTCAGACCCGTAACCTGCAGCAGCATAGGTACGGGCAGAAAAAACTGTGGTGGTATCAATCTGATACCAGTAGTCGGTCGCTTCGGTGACCCGAATGTTTTGTGCCTTTGCGGTAGCCCCCAACGCTATGAGGGCGAACCCGCAGACGACGATTGCGGCTTTACTCAGCCGAAGGAATATCCGGCTTCTTGCCGAAGGCAATCGCCACTTCCTCCTTGGAGAGAACTCCATCCTCAGCCCAGAACCGGAGCAACTGTTCGGTCACCTTGGCGGCAGCCATGAACCCTGCGAGGGCGGCAGCCTTCCACAGTTCGACACCGATGACAGCGCCACCAGCGAGTGCGCCGAGGGCGGTGCTTCCGAAGACGGCGAATACTCGCCCGATGACAGTTTGAATCTTAACCATGTTTACTCCTAGTAGTCGTGTTTGATGATGTAGGTGACGACAGCGTATGGCTGAAGGTTGCTGTGCGCTTCAGAAGCATTTGCGGCAGCAACGTTTGCGGTATTTCCACTCACAAGGTGGTCGTGGCCCACTGAGTTTGCGTTAGTTGTCCCCGATGTCTGGTTGCTTGCCTGCGCAATAATGCCCGATCCGGCACTTGGCAAAACAGTTGTCAACGTGCCAGAAGGCGTTTCCGTAAAAGTTATGCTGTGCGTATGGCTGGCACTTTCCGGACCACTGGTAATAGAAACGCTGTGAAGGTGCGCAGGAAGACCAGACTGGGCGGCGGTCAACGTAACAGTCTTAGCGCCACCAGTCTCAAAAATCGCATCAAACTCGGTCTGTGTACCGTCCAAACCAACAAGGGTTCTGCCCTTAAAGTTCGGGGTGACAGTGCCAACCAAAGCACGAAGTTCCGTATACGAGGCGCTAATCGAACCGCCATCGCACAGCAACCAACCAGTCGGGGCAGAAGTTCCACCATACGGTGCAATGGTTCCGACCGGGCAAATCAATTTCAATGTCGCCAAAGCAATGTCATCAGCCACGACCGTGCGGTCAGCAATCTTCGCTGAAGTGACAGCAGAGTCAGCGATACCAGCCGTAGCAACTTGACCCCACTTGATGCCGTTCGTCTGAGCCGAATCAACCTGCAGCACATGGGCGTTCGTTGCCCCAACAGCCAAACGGTTAATACTTGAACCGTCAGTGCTGATGAGGTCACCCTTAGTGGTCATCACCGAAGCGATTTGGTTCGCTTCATCAGCCTCAGTAGCGGTAAACACCGGGTAGATCGCCGCAGCAGCATCGTGGGCTGCACCAACCGTGTCATCCACGCCACGCACCACAGTCAAAACCAGCGTAGAAATGTTCGTAACCCGAACCTTCTCCTCTTTTGAGGTGCCGGGGTCAATCACAGCGAAGAACGGGAACGACGAAGGCCAGCCCGTAACAGACGCAACGCTGACGCTTGTGGCGGATGCATTGATGCCAGTGCTCAGCGTCGTAGAGGCAGGTGCGCCCTTGTATGCTCTGCGAACGGGAAGTGCCATTTGTGCTCCTAGTTTTCTACGCTTCTCATAATAACAACAGCCGTCCCTTCCCAATCCCACTTGGAGCCGTAAGCATCAACTGGTATCCAGCGGAGGTCCTCAACAATAACCGAGTGGATGCTGCCGCCGATCTGTAGAACAATGATTCTGGGGTTGTACAGCAGTTCGTCCAAAGCATCGGTTTCCTCCTGGATGTCCAGGTAAACCTCTTTACCGTTCTTCAGTTTGATCTTGTTGTGCAGGAGGACAGGAACGGAGAAGGTTTGGGAACGGAACGGGGCAGCGTAGGCCCGGGCCATCCAACGGGTAACAATCGGGCCTTCGGTGACAGTTGTGCCCCGTGTCAGTTCCAGTTTGAACTTGGCTTCGATGGCCCGTTCATCGGAACCTGCGAAGGTGTTTTCGACAAACCCTGCGGTAGACATCGTGCCAAGATTTTCGTAGTTTGCTTCGTCGTTAGCGAGGTATGCGGTGACGGAACCTTTGAGTGGTTCGGTACGGACATCGACTCGGGCGACGAACTTGCGGTCTGGGATACCCCAACGGTAGGTGCCGAGTTCCAATGTGCCGGATGCGACAAGACTGGATGTGTCTTCAGCAATAACTCCGATGCCGGAAATTGTGAAGACTGGTTTGTTTTCGAAGATGACGACGTTTGTGACATCGGCGTTTGAGTCGTACATGAGGTCTGTGGCGTAAGCCGGAGTATTCGTTCCAGTGAAAGTTGAAAGGTCCAGCCGACCAAGACCGCCAGAAGTACCATCATAATTTGTCCATGTAAAGTAAGAAAACCTGTCGTTAGAAGAAAACTTTTTAACATCGCCGTTTGTTGGGATAAGTGGTCCGGCAACAAGGTTTGAGTTGCTGTCCGTTGAACAGAACCGGACACCTTTATTTGTGCCCAGGAGGATAAACCCAAGATAGCCAGAAATGGTTGTGGCTACTTCGCCTGTGGGCAGTTCAAGGGCTACAACACCATTATCCAAGGTGCCATCAGTCTTGATTGTGACCTTGTAAACCATTGACTTTTTGCTGGCATACCCGGCTGCATAAATAGCGTTCTGGCCTGTGGCTACACCAACCCAACGCCAAGCAGTATCAATCGGCTCAATAATTTCTGCGACAGAGCCGGTGTTCGATATGTTGCGCAACTTGTGGTCGTATGCGCCGAACATGAAACCTTTAGCAAAACCGAGCATATAGTAATTGTCGGTTGTATTAATAAACTTTGTATTGTTAATAACCGTTGTCGATGTGCCGGGGTCAAGTTTTCTAACACCGTCGTTTTCGAACCCAAAGTAGATTCGGTCGCCGTCGGTTGCCATAGCGCCGCATTTTTTGCCGCCACCAGGCTCACCCGTGCAATCAGTCCATGTCGGGCTAGACGCAAACGGGTCCGTAGAAAACTTGACATCACCGTTCAAAGACACATAAACACGCCCGTCCTGAACAACCATATGGCTTTCGGTAGCCGCAGAAGACAACGACAACTTTGTCTTGTTGAGCAGGCCAACCTGGCCTTTGGTCCAAATGTCGATACCTTTCGACTTGTAGAACCGGTAATCCTGCCCACCAGCAATATCCGCATACTGCTGACCCGCACCCAAATGCCACGAATCCTGACCACGCCTCCACAAGCCGCCAGGGTTAATCGCAGCCTCACCCGGCGCAGTCGAAATGTCCTGCGAATCACGCACCCGAGGCTCATAGCCACGCTGAAACTCGCCCGATTTCTGATCGACCATGTACGGGCGACCGTTAATAGCCACCGGGTACACAGACGGAACAAGCGTCGTCTGCCCTGTACCAGTAAAGAACGCCGGAGTATTACGGTACGGCAGCGTGAACGCTGCTACAGCCACGGCTTACGCCCTCTGCAGAAACGTCGGATACAGACGGGCAAGACGTTGCGCCTCAGCCGTAATACGGTCCCTGCGCATAC